CGAAAAATCAATGATTTTCAAGGTTTTGAACAAAAAATGAAAATCCACCTAAAGAAAAAGGGGGTATTAAGAGTTAAAATTACGCGCTGAATAATGACAGAAAAACTGACCGAGGAGAACTAAAAGTTATGGTGAGTTTGCAGATGCTTTAGAATAAGCGGGAAAGAATATTGAAGAAATAAAGATTACGGGAATGAGGGGATGCCATGAAGGACAGAGATTTAAAGCTTGACGGATATAATATCTCCGGCAATCGCTACAGAGAATTAAAATACTTTTGCCGTCAATACAGAGAAAAGCAATCGCTCCTGCGGTCGATTACGGAAGTCGGTTCACCTCCGCTCAGCGGTGGTGGTAGCGGCAAGCTTTCAGATAAGACCGCCAGCACAGCAATCAGAAGGACGGAGCTGCAGCGGGACTTAGAGATGATTGAGCAGACGGCGATTGAAGCGGATGCGGAGATATATACATACATCCTCAGCAATGTAGCGGACGGCGTACCTTTGGAGTACTTAGGTATACCTGTCGGGCGCAGAAAATTTTACGAGGCAAGAAGAAAATTCTTTTATCTTCTCTCGAAGAAAAAAGGGTAACAAAAGGGACATACTTTTGTGTTATAGTAATACCATGGAGAAAAAAAGAAAAAGACCGCATCAGCGGTCCTTCTCGGTGTTGGCAGCGCAGAGGGTGTCAAGAGATACTTCGAGGGCATCAGCCAGAAGTATTGCGGTGGAAACCTTACAGTCTCCACGCTTCTCGATATCCTCTATGGTGCGTACGGGTACGTTGCTTAATCGGCTGAGAGCAGGGACGGACAGACCCTTTTCAAGCCGAATGGTTCTCAGCTTCATCAAGATGCCTCCTTACTTTTTCTTGAGAACTGTTATGAATGCAGCAATAGAAATAAGCAGTGCAACGATACTGATGCCTGTAGATAATAGTTGCATAATATTTTGACATGGAGTAAGATATGGGTAAGGCAAGGGGCTTTCGCCCCAAACCCTATTTCTTTGTAGCCAGTCTATACAGGATAACCGCTGTCGCAAGGTTGATTATCGCTGTGATTAGATTGGCTATTGTATTTATACGCTCCATGTCGTTCACCTCCTTTCTATGATATTATTATACCACGTTATAACGTGGTTGTCAATAGAAGCATGAAAATAAATCAAAAGAAATCCTGATAGCTACAATGCTTATCGGGATTTTTTATTTGCGGCAAAGGAGAAAGACAATGAAGGAATTTGCGAAAAGGTTCTACAACTCCAGAGCGTGGAAGAAGTGCAGGCGAGCATACATAGACAGTCGCATCATGGTAGATGGTGGTATGTGCGAGATATGCGGCGAGAGAGTCGGCTACATTGTTCATCACAAGGAGCTACTGACACCGACGAACATCACAGACCCAAACATCACGCTGTCCTTTGACAACCTGCAATATGTCTGCAAGCCTTGCCACGATGAGGAAGAAGGACACTTCGTCCAACGGAAGGGATGCTGCTGTGGATTCGATGCGGAGGGACAGCCGATAGACAAAAGAAAAATGGAATAGCCCCCCCTATTTTTATTTTTGGTTTGGCAGTACGGAGACCGAGGAGTGGACTACTGTTTCAACGGGCGTGCGTGCGCGTGGGGGGTGTAGTATAAGGGCGGAAAAGAGAGGAAGTGAGAAAATGGAGAAAGGAAAAATCAAAGCGGCGGAAATGCGAAAATTGAAACGTATCTTCAAGGAAATCCCCGAAAATAAAAAGAAAATCGTTGAAAAGCTGATAGACAATGCTGCCTTTATGGCGGAGCAGCTGGAGCATTTGCAAACGGACATTGAGGAGAAGGGATATATTTCGGAGTACCAGAACGGTGAAAACCAGTGGGGGACGAAGAAGGCTCCGGAGGTTGAAATCTATACCGCGACGATTAAAAATTATTCCAGTGTAATCAAGCAGCTTCTGGATCTGATGCCCGAAACGGATGAAGCGGTGGCGGATGAGCTTGTTTTGTTCCAGCGGGAGCGTGGTGTCAAGTGACGGAGTTTGAACAATACTTTTCGGCGCTTTATGACGGCACGATTCTTGCCTGCGACAAAATGAAGCGGGTCAGTGAAATGCTTTTGAATCAGTTTGCAAGCCCCGGGGAATTTCATTTCGATTATGAGGTTGCAAAGTGGCATATCGCATTTATTGAGCGTTTCTGCAAGCAGCCGACAGGCAAACTGGGGCAGCCGTTACAGCTTGAACTATTCCAGAAGGCGAGGCTACAGGCAATCTTCGGCTTTGTGGATGACAATAACCTCAGACAGTACAACGAAGTGATGATTGTGGAAGGTCGAAAAAACGGGAAAACAACAGAGTGTGCCGCAGTGGAAACGGATTTACTGCTGAATGACGGAGAGGGTGCGCCGGAAATTTACAACGTCGCAACGATGCTTGACCAAGCGAAGCTGGGGTTCAATGCGTGCTACAAGATGGTGCGGCAAAGCCCGACCCTGCGAAAGCATATCCGCAAACGTGCTGCGGATTTATACGCCCCTTCCAATCTTGGGTTTATTAAGGCGTTGGCAAGCAACACAAACAGTCTGGACGGCTTGAATGTGCATGGTGCCATCATTGATGAGCTGGCGGCAATTAAAAACAGAGATATCTATGACTTGATTAAACAGGCAATGGGTGCGAGAGAACAACCATTGCTTTTTTGTATTACCACAAACGGCTTTGTCCGCAGCGGCATCTTTGATGCGCAGTATGAATACGCAAAAAAGGTGCTGGACGGGAAAATAAAAGCACCGCGCTTTCTGCCGTTTATCTATGAGTTGGACGATGCTTCCGAATGGGACAAACCGGAGATGTGGATAAAGGCAAACCCCGGTCTTGGCACCATCAAGAAAAAGGAATATCTGGAGGAAATGGTGCAGAAGGCGAAGAATGACCCATCCTTCAAGCCAACGGTTCTGGTAAAGGATTTCAATATTCCACAGACGGCACAGTCTGCATGGCTGACGTTTGAGGACTTAAACAATGAGGAGCTGTTGCCGGAGGGCGGCGCATTTCGCTATTGCATTGGCGGCTTTGATGCTGCGGACAGCATTGACCTAAACGCCGCAAAGGCAATCTGCAAACGGCGTGGGGATGATAAGCTTTACATTAAGCAGATGTACTGGATTCCGCAGGCGGTTTTGGACCAACAGGAGGAACGAGGAGACCGAAGGGAACGGGACGGCGTGCCGTACAGCTTATGGGTGTCGCAGGGCTTGATGCGTACCTGCGAAGGTCGGCGCGTGAATAAGCGGGTAATTCTAGATTGGTTCTGCGAATTAAGGGACAGAGAAGATATTTATCCGCTTTATATCGGCTATGACCCTTGGCATATCTCGGATGAGCTGCTGGCGGCATTTGAGCAGGAGTTCGGGCGAAACGTCATGGTTAAAGTTCGGCAGGGGGTTCTGACATTATCCCAGCCGATGAAGGATTTAAAGGCGGAATTTCAGGAAAAGAAAATCGTCTACAACAACAATCCGATTGATAAATGGTGTCTGATTAACACCGAGGAAAAGAAGGATGTCAACGGCAACGTGCAGCCTGTCAAGAGCGATGAGCGCACAAGACGCATTGACGGCACAGCGGCACTTCTGGATGCCTATGTGGTGTATTGCAATAAAAGAGATGAATTTGAAAGTCTGATTTAAGGAGGTGAGAAAATGGGTTTATGGAACAGAATTGTGCAAAAAATGAGCAAGCAAACTTTCAAGATGGTGCAGGAGAGGGGGAACGGCTTTTATGCGTGGAACGGCAGGCTATACCATTCCGATGTGGTGCGTGCCTGTATCCGCCCGAAAACAAAAGCCATCGGTAAGGCGGTTGCAAAGCATATCCGTACTACGAGAACGCAGGAGGGGGAGCGGGTAGAGGCCAATCCGGATGCCTATATCCGTTTTCTGCTGGAGGAGCCTAATCCGCTGATGAGCGGGCAGATGCTGCAGGAGAAGGTGGCAAATCAGCTGGCACTGAACCACAACGCCTTTATTCTGATTGTACGGGATGAATTTGAAAAGCCGATAGAATTGTATCCCATTCCCTGTTCGGGGGTGGAGGCTTTTTACAAGGACAACGAATTGTTTTTACGGTTCGTATTTCTGAACGGGAGGGAAAGCACCTTCCCATACAGTGATATCATTCATCTGCGTGATGATTTCAATGAGGATGATATTTTCGGGGAAAGTCCGATGGAGGCACTTTCTCAGCTGATGGAGTGTGTCAGCATTATGGATCAGGGCTTTGTGAAGGCTATCAAGAACAGTGGTGTGATTCGCTGGCTGTTGCGCTTTACAAATGCCATGCGACCGGATGACGTAAGGAAAAACGTGCAGGAATTTGCGGATACCTATCTTTCTGTGGAGAGTGAAACCTTCGGCGCAGCGGGCGTGGACAGTAAGGCGGATGTGCAGCGGATTGAACCGAAGGACTATGTGCCAAATGCCGCACAGACCGACCGCATCATTAAACGGATCTATGATTTTTTCAATACGAACGAGAAAATCGTCAGCTCTCTTTATACCGAGGATGAATGGATTGCGTATTACGAAAATGCCATCGAGCCGATGATTACGCAGATGAGTGCAACCTACAGCAGCCGTTTGTTTACCAGAAGGGAGCGTGTCTTCGGGAATAAGATTGTTTTCGAGTGCTCTAATCTTACCTTTGCAAGCATGAGAACAAAGCTGGAGCTGGTGCAGTATGTTGACAGGGGCATTATGACACCGAACGAGGTGCGTGCGGTGCTGAATATGGCACCTGTGGACGGCGGCGATAAGCTGCTTAGACGCAAGGACACAGGCTTTATGGAAGGGGGTGAGGGAGAATGAAGAAAATCGAGGTAAAGGGTGCAATCGTCAGAAATGCCGAAAAAAGATTCTATGAATATTTCGGCATGGAGGCAACCTGCCCGAAGGATATTGGCAATGCCATTGCAGAGGCAAACGGCGAGCCGATTACCGTTGAAATCAACTCCGGCGGCGGGGATGTGTTTGCCGGAAGTGAAATTTATACGGCTTTAAGAGCGTATACGGGGGATGTGGAAATTCACATTGTCGGGCTTGCGGCAAGTGCCGCCTCTGTGATTGCGCAGGCGGGACATTCCAAAATCAGCCCGACAGCATTATTTATGGTGCATAATGTTTCCGGTGCGGTTTATGGAGATTGCAACGCCATGACGCACGAGGCAGAGGTCTTGCGGACAGCGAACAACTCTATTGCCGCCGCCTATCTGGAAAAGACGGGCAAAAGCATGGAGGAGCTGCTTGGCATTATGGATGCTGAAACATGGATGGATGCACAAAAGGCGGTGGAATATGGCTTTGTGGATGAGGTTATGTTTGCATCTGCGCCGACGCTGACAAACGGCATCGGTGTATTGCCTGCGCAGACCATTCATAAGCTGAAGGATCTTCTTCCTGCAAGGGGAGAGGAAAACGCAGAAGTTAAAACTGTAACTGCAAAATTAAAATTACTCAGATTGAAAGGGGAAATGAAGGATGAAGTTTAAGAATTACGAGGATTACAAAGCACAGAGAGAAGCACTTTACAATGCGGCGGAGGAATTGCTGCAGAACGGCGATGTAGAGGGTGCAAATGCAAGAATGGAAGAGGTGGAGAAGCTGGATAACGCGTATGAAGCCTTTGCGACGGCGCAGGCAAACCTTGCCGCCATGCAGGGCAGAGGGACAGCGCATCCGGACGGCGTGGTCGGTTCCGCAGGCAACGCAGCGGGAAAGGATGTATTCGATACAGATGAATATAAAAATGCCTTTATGAATCTGGTGTGCCGCGGTGAGGCTTTGCCCATCAAGTACAAGGATGCCATTGTAGGCAAGCTGCAGAATGCTGTAACTACGATAACAGAGACCACAGCGGTGATTCCCACAACCGTGATGAAGGAATTTATCAGAGAGCTGAAAGCGCATGGCGAGCTGTATGCGAGAGTAAGAAAAACAAACGTACAGGGCGGCGTGGAAATCCCTATCCTGTCCCTGTGTCCTACGGCAAGCTGGGTTGCGGACGGCTCTGCATCCACAGACCAGAAGGTAACCGCCAATACAAAGGTATCCTTCAGCTATTACGGTCTGGAATGCAAAATCGCACAGAGCCTGATTGCAAATGTGGTTGATTTCGCAGAATTTACCGAAATGTTTGTTCCTCTGGCGGTAGAGGCTATCATTGCCGCACTGGATAAGGGCATTATCGCCGGTACAGGCAGCGGTCAGATGCTTGGTATTACGAAGGACAGCAGAGTCCCCGCAGGCAACGTCATTGAAATGACAGCGGAGGATGTCGCAAGCTGGAAGGCGTGGAAGGAAAAGGTATTCGCCAAGATGAAAAAAGCCTATCGAAACGGCGTGTTCGTATTTGCGCAGGGCACCTTTGATGCACAGATTGACGGTATGGTGGATTCCACAGGTCAGCCTATTGCAAGAGTAAACTACGGCATTACCGAGGGTGAAACCTACAGATTCGGCGGCAAGGAGGTTATCACAACAGAGGAGGATGTGCTGGAAAGCTTTGCGGCGGCATCCGACGGCGAGGTATTCGGTGTGTTTGTGAATCTGAATGATTACATCATCAATACAAATATGCAGATGCGCACCGACCGCTGGAGAGATAACGACAACAATCAGGAAAAAGTAAAGGTTACTCTGGTTTGTGACGGGAAGCTGGCAGACCCCAACGGTGTGCTGATTCTTAAAAAAAAAGTAACGCAGTAAGCGGCGGCACGTTTGATAAGCGCACAGACAGTGAAAATTATGCAGATATTACCGTAACGGCCGCCGAAAGCGGTCAGACCATTACAGCCCTGCTGCATAACGGCGCAGATGTGCCAAAGGAAGGCGGGGCGAACTGGTCTGTTTCCGGCGGCACTGCGGTTGTGCTGAAAAAGGCTTATCTGGAGAAATTCCCTGTCGGCACGGAAACCTTTACGGTGACAACATCCGCAGGAGCTGTGGAATTTACTGTGGAGATTGTGGAAAGTGAGGCGTAAGGGATGGCAGATTTAGCAAGGCTGAAAACGGCACTGCGCATTTCACATAACAAACTGGATGAAGAAATTCAGTATAACGTGGATGCCTGCAAAAAAGACATGATGCGTGTCGGCATTACTGTCATTAACGAGGAGGATTCCGCAATTCAAAAGGTGTTTGAGCTGTACCTCAAATGGCAGTATGACTTCATGGGCGAGGGCGAGCGGTACGAAAAAGCCTACAAAGGGATGCGGAACGGATTGAGTTTGTGTGGTGAGTATCATGTATAACGATGTTGTGACGTTGTTGGTAGAAAAAACGATACGGGATGAGGTCGGCATGAAGCAGACGTTTTACGAGGAGCGAGAAGTGTTTGCAGAGGAATTGCCCATCAACCAGAGCGAATTTTTCAAGTGCAGAGAAACGGGACTGCGCCCTGCCCTGTGTCTGCGGATTCCATACGGCGAATATGAGCAGGAGGAAGTCCTGCGGTTTGGGGGCAGGTTATACAGCGTGTATCGGTTCCGAAACGATTTCCATCACACAGAGCTTTACTGCGAGGCAAGGAGTGGTCTATATGAGTATAAAGGCTGATGCTTTATCGGATGAGATTGCAAAACTGCTTTCCGAATATGAGGCGGAGATTGTGAAAAACACAGATGCCTGCGGAAAAGCCGTTGCAAACGCCGCCGCGAAAAAGCTGCGACAGACCAGCCCCAAAAGAACAGGCAAATATGCAAAAAGCTGGGGCGTGACAAGAGAGAAAGGCGCGTTTGGTGAAAATGCAAAGTATATCGTTCACAATAAAAAGCGGTATCGGCTGACACACCTTCTGGAGCATGGTCATGTGACGGCAAACGGCAAGCGGACAAGGGCAATCCCGCACATTAAGCCCGTAGAGGAACAGGTCATTCGGGAATACGAAAAGCAGGTAAGGGAGGCGATAGAGGATGCGGCAAAGTGAGTTATATAAGCTGCTGCGCAGTACAGGGCTTGAGGTCTATTTTTATGAGGCAGACCAAGGCCCCGCGCTGCCCTACATCGTCTATCTGAAGGACGGAGAAGCCGCTTGGGGTTCGGATGGCAGAAACTTCCTGCGAAAAGATAGCTACATTGTGGAGCTTTATTCGGCGAGGAAGGATTTTGCCAATCAGGAAAAAATTGAGAAGGCGTTGGATTCTGTTGGGATTCGTTACGATGCAACGGAAATCTACATCGAGAAGGAAAAAATGTATCTGGTAACATTTGCATTTGACATTACAAGAAAGGTGGAAAACTAATGGAAAGAATTGTACTTGGCAGCGGTAAGCTGTATGTGGATGAATTTACAGGGGAGCTGCCTGAGGATGCAGCCATTGAGGTGGAGGCTAAGCTGTTGGGCTATATTCAGGGCGGTGCGACACTGTCCTATAAGCCGACCTTCTACGAAGCGAAGGATGATTTGAATTTCGTTTCCAAGAAAATCATTACGGATGAAGAAGCGATTCTGAAAAGCGGCGTAATGACATGGAACGGCGAAACGCTGAAAAAGCTGACACCCACAGCCAGAGTGACAGAGGATACAGCCAAAAAGACCAGAACTGTAAAAATCGGCGGTCTGAGCAACAACGACGGCAAGAAATACGTTCTGCATTTCGTGCATGAGGATAAGACGGACGGTGACATTCGTGTGACCATCGTCGGCAGCAACGAAGCAGGATTTGAGCTGTCCTTTGCGAAGGACAAGGAAACTGTCATCAATGCGGAATTTAAGGCACAGCCACAGGATAATGAAGGCACACTGATTTTGTTCAAGGAAGCGGACACGAGCATTGCGTGAGGAGAGGGGCACAACAGCCCCTCATTTTTGTGAGGTGGAAAAGGAATGTTAGATTTTACAACGAGAAAAAAGAAAAAATACATGGTTAAGCTGCATGATGGCTTTGTGGCGGTTCTGCCTATGCCGAGCAAAAAGATATTTGACCGGCTGACAGCGGCGCAGGAGATGAGCGACATCGGCGAGGTATATTCTCTGCTGACTGCAATCATCAATCAGAATAAAAAGAGAAGATATTCGCAGCAGAAAATTGAGGATATGTTTGACTTTGCAGATGCGGTGGAACTGCTGAAGGATTATCTGGGTTCCGTAAAAGACGTTGTAACAGACCCAAACTAAGACTGCCCTCCATCCCCGGCGACACAGGTGAGGATTCGCATTACGAGGTTTTCTCTCTGTCCGAAAAAATCGTCATGGACTACGCAAGGCTCGATTTTTTTGAAGTGGAACGCCTGCCGATTGATATTTACTTCGGACTGCAAAGGGATGCGTATATCTTCAATTTACAGCAGACGGAAAGCGGCAGGGACTATCTGGAACAGTGTTGGATACTGAGCCAGACGGAGCCGGACAGAGGGGCATTGAGGGAAAAATTCGGAAAGGGGGCAGAGCATGGGGAACATTAAGGGCATTACCATTGAGATTGGTTCGGATACCAAGAAATTCAAAAGCGGCTTAGCGGAGCTGAATAAATCCTCGAAGGATTTGCAGAACGAACTGAAATATGTCAATCAGGCGTTGAAGCATGACCCCAAAAATACAGAACTGCTGCGGCAGAAACAGGAGCTTTTAACAAAATCCGTATCGGAAACAAAAAGCAAGCTGGAGGCCCTGAAGGCGGCGAAGGAAAAAGCCGATAAGGACATGGCAAGCGGTACCGAGGTCAATCAGGAGGAATATCGCCGTCTGGTGCGGGAGATTTCCACAACGAAAAACAGTCTGAAAAATCTGACAAAGGAAATGAAAAATTTCGGTAGCGTTTCTGCACAGCAGATTGCGGCGGCAGGGGAAGATGTGCAGGAGTTTGGCGGCAAGATTGAAACTGTCGGGAAGAAAGTAAGTGTTGCATCTGCCACATCCGCTGCCGCTCTCGGGGCATCTGTGAAGCTTGCAAGTGACTATACGGATGCGGTTGCGAAGGTAGGTACGGTTGCAGATTTGCAAAGCGTATCACTCGAAAAACTCAGAGATGATATGCTGCAATTATCTACAGAGACAGGCAGAGGTGCAGGCGAGATTGCCGATGCAACCTATCAGGCAATTTCGGCATCTGTAGATACTGCTGATGCTGTTTCTTTTGTTGGTACATCCGTTGGTCTTGCCAAAGCAGGCTTTCTGGAAACGGCGGATGCGGTTGATGTATTAACCACTATCATTAACGCATACGGTCTGGAGGCATCGGATGCCGCAAGGTTATCTGATATTCTGATTCAGACGCAGAATGACGGTAAAACAACGGTGAATGAACTGTCACAGAGCATGGGGCAGGTAATCCCTCTGGCATCTGCTTACGGGGTAAATATTGAAAACCTTGCCGCATCGTATGCACAGCTGACAAAAAACGGCGTTGCCACAGCACAGGCAGGCACATATCTGAAAAGCATGCTGAATGAATTGGGCGATTCCGGTTCTGATGTGGGTGAAATTCTGAAAAGCAAAACAGGCAAATCCTTTGGGCAGCTTATGAATGACGGCATGAGCCTTGGGGATGTTCTTGGTATTCTGAATGACAGTGTAAACGGTGATTCCGAGGCGTTGGCAGGCTTATGGAGTTCAAGCGAAGCCGGCACAGGTGCATTATCTATCCTTTCCTCCGGTGTAGGTGCTTTCAATGATGAACTGGAGAATATGCAGGATTCCACAGGGAATGTAGCCGATGCCCTTGATACTTTGAGTACACCGAGTGCAAAGGCACAGGAAAGCCTGAATGCAGTGAAAAACGCGGGCATAGAGCTTGGTTCGGCGGCACTGGAGGCGATTGCACCATTATTGGAACAGCTTGCCGAAACAGTGAAATCCCTGGCAGAACGGTTCAGCGACCTGTCTCCTGCTACGCAGACGGTTATTGTTGCTGTTATGGGGATTCTGGCAGCATTGGGGCCTGTGATAATTATCATTGGTCAACTGATTACCGCTGTCGGTACAATTATGACGGTTGCCCCTGCGGTGGCTACGGCTCTGGGTGCGGTCAAGATTGCGATTGCCGCCATTGGTGGACCTGTAACGATTGTGATTGCGGTTATTACGGCATTGGTGCTGAAGCTGATTCACGCCTACAATACTTCTGAGGAATTTCGGAATAAGGTCAATGCTGTTTTTGATGCAGTCGGGAATAAGGTGAACGCCGCAATCAACACAATTATCGGCGTGTTCCAGAGTGGGATTGCTTACTATAAAAATGCCGTGAGTGATATTAAGGCGGCATGGAGTGAACTGGTTTCTTGGTTCAGTGGTAAGGTTTCTGATTTTGTGAGCATCGGCAAAAACGTCATGATGGGGCTGTGGAACGGCATCAATGATAAGGTCGGCTGGCTGAAAAGCAAGGTCAAGGGCGTAGTCGATAAAATCAAGAGTTGGTTTACAGGTAAGGATGGCTTTGATACACATTCCCCCTCGAAATGGTCTGAAATGATTGGCGGCTTTGTGATGGAAGGGCTTGCGAATGGCATGATGAACGACAACACAGCAGCTAAGGCGGCACAGAAGGCAACTGCGAAAATCAAGGATGTGATTGCGAATGAGATTGACGCGGTAAATGCTGAAATTTCCAGAATCCAGAAGGAAGCAGAGGACGAGCGCGCCAAAGAGGAACTGGCGCAGTATAAGGAAAATCTTGCAAAGAAACAGGCGGAGCTGAAAAAAGCGGAGCCGAAAAACAGAAAATCTATTCTCGACGAAATTGCCAAACTGGAAAAGGATTGGAACAAAAAGCAGCTGGAAGCGGCGCGGACGGCAGAACAGCAGAAATTACAGGAACGCCTGACGGCTTTGCAGGAATTTAAGCAGAAATATGAATCCGAGCTTTCTGCCATCGAGCAGAAGGAATCCAGTCTGAGCGACAAGCTGTTTGATTACGGCGAGCTGTTTACCAGAGTGCAGGACGAGAACAGCGAAAAAGAAATTTTCAAGCTGACAGATCTGGATGAAAGCATCAAGAAAATTCAGCAGTATAACGAACAGATTGAAAAGCTGAAGGAGAAAGGTCTTTCCAGCGGACTGCTTTCCGAGATTGCGGATATGAATATTGAGGATGCGCTTGATTTTACGGAGAAACTGGACAGGCTCGAGGTCGGAAAATTTGAGGAATATGTCGAGAAATTCGAGGAAAAGCGACGCTTGGCGAATGAAGCGGCACAGCAGTTCTATTCTGAGGAAATGGAAGAACTGGCAATGAACGCTGTGGAGCAGGCGAAAAGCTACGCGGAGGATTTCAACGATGTCGGGAAAGCTCTTACAGACGGCGTTGCAGATGGTATCAAGGACGGCAAAAGCAGTATTGTAAATGCCATTGTGAAGGCAATTCGGGATGCCATTAAGGCGGCGAAGGACGAGGCAGGCATGGGCGATGGCGGTTCGGACGGTAGTCACAGAACAGGTCTGCGAGAGGTGCCGTTTGATGGATACCGAGCGATTTTGCATAAGGGCGAACGGGTGCTGACACAGCCGGAGGCGGACAGATACCGCAGAGGCGAAACGGTAGCGAAAACAGAAAATTTCAACGTATATATCGGCACTGTTGAAAACAAAGACGAAAGAACCACAGAGGATTTCATGCGTGAAATGGAATTTTACAGAAAACGGCGAGTAAGTGCGGTAGGGGGTGCGGTTTAATGTATCAATATTTTATCTGGAATGGTGTCAATTCACTGGATATGGGCGTTGTGATGCTGAAAGCACCCTCTATTTTCATTCCGCAGAGGAAGATAAACGAAATCAAAGTCAGCGGCAGGAACGGTGTTTTGCATGAGGACGAAAAGACATACCAGAACTATACCAAGGATGCCGAATGTCATGTGATGGACAGAAGTCAGATTGACGAGGTCTGCGGTTGGCTGACGGGGTTCGGAGAGGTCATTTTTTCCAGTGAACCCGATAAGGTGTATCGTGCATACATCAAAAATCAGATTGAGTTCGGCAGTATCCTGAAAAATATCAATGATTTTCTAGTGCAGTTTGATGTTGAGCCCTTCAAATACAGTGTCAATGCCGCAGGGGATGCTTTGGAGCTGATTGCCCCGACCACCATCCGCAACAGTGGCACAGTATACAGTGAACCGCTCATTACGGTTTACGGAAACGGGGATATTACGCTGAACATCAACGGCAATTCCTACCCGCTGCGGAACGTGCAGGAAAGCATTACGATTGACAGCGAAATGATGGAGGTGTTCAAGGGTAACACCAACCAGAACGGCAAATACGGCGGTGCGGAGTTCCCGAGATTTGAGGTCGGGCAGAACGAAATCCGCTGGACGGGGAATGTCAGCAAAATAAAAATACAGCCCCGCTGGAGATGGCTGTAGTTGTCGAAAAATGAAATTTATGGTATGCTGTAAGCGAGGATTATCGCTTGGCGGTTCAGTCACTCTCTGAAAAGGGGGTGATATCTATGGTTACATATACTGATTTATTTCAATATAGCTTAGTAATCATTGGAGTTATCACCTTATGCTTTCTGCATAAGAAATGATAAAAAATGACCGCCTAACAAGAGTTAGACGGTCTGAAACCTTAACTTAGGACTGACCGCCCTACCAAAAGCGGTAATCCTTTTCTTATGCTTATGATAACAAAAGAAAGATATTCTGTCAAGAAAGGTGCATCTGAAAATAAAACGGATGTGCTTTTTTGATGCAGATTTTTTGGAAGGAGTGAGAAAAATGGCAAAAACGTATAATCGTCTGGAAATTGATGTGAACAAAAAGCCGAACAGCATCGGGATTCGCCCTGTGCAGAACGATACAAAATCCAGATATTTGGACGTGTGCCTGTATGAAAACGGTGTGGCAATCAATCTGACAGGCGAGCAGGTGCGTATCACATTCAGAAAAGCGGACGGCGGCACATTTTTTAATCAGGGGGAAGTGACAGATGCGACTGCGGGCAGATGCCAATTTGCCCTGACGAATGAGATTCTTTCGGAGGCAAAGGCAGTAGAGGCGCAGATTTCCGTATGGAACGCAGGCGGTCAGATTTTGTCTACGCAGGTGTTTGAAATCTATGTAACGGCGGCAATTCCTTGGACGGATTCCGTTGAAAGTGAGAACGAATACGGCGTTCTGGTGGTGCTGTTTCGGGAGATTCAAGATGCACTGGATACCATGCACAAGATTGCCACAACCTTCGGCGAACCCGGGGATAAGGCGGCAGAGTACGGCGTGGATACGTTCTGGGGAATTCTGGAAATGCTTGCACAGCGTGGGGATGTGGAAGGTGCGCTGGAGAAAAAGATTAAAGCCTATTTGAATAGTACGATTGGGACAAGTGGGTTTCAATCGTTGGATAAATTGTTATTTACACCCGGTGGCACACAAACATTCACATCAGATGGCACGTTTACCGTTCCTGCCAGTGTGCATAAGATTTTGATTACAGCCTGTGGAGGTGGTGGCGGTGGCAAAAGTACAAGCGGAGGTTGGGGAGCTGACTATATTGTAAAAAGAGCTTTTAGTGTTGAGCCGAATGCAGTTATACCGATTACTGTCGGAAAAGGTGGTCTTGGGCAAGATGCTAATAACGATCCAGAAATAGAGGCTACCGATGGTGGCACAACAATAATTGGGAATCTGATTACGATTAGTGGAGGTTTTAAAGGTGGTGACAATACGCGAATACATAAAGGCACAAAGGGAGGAGAGGATACCGTATTTGCGATTGCTGGTCTTCAGGGTACTAGTAGTGGTGGAAGTTCTGGTAGTACTGGCGGTCAGGGCGGAGGTGCGTGCTTTGGAAATGGTGGAGATGGTGGTACCAATGGCAAGTATACCATTGGTAAGGATGCTACCAACGGAGGAACAGGTGCCGGCGGCGGCGGTCGTGCGCAGCGTGTAGGGAATAGTTCCAGTAGTTATAGTAAAGCTGGCAACGGTGGAGACGGCATTGTTATTATCGAATGGTAAGGAGGTGGAAATGTGAAAAACTATGCAATGATTTTACAAAACAGAGTGATTGACGTTCTGAAGAACCAAGAAGTAGAACCCTACTATCCACCAGACCCATCGGGCAATCCTGTGACTGCTATTCCGTGCGATGAAACTGTTACGCTTGGCATGATTTATGGTCCAGAAACAGGTACGTTTTCGGAATACACACCGCCCGAACCAGAACCCACCCCCGAACCACTTCTTTCCGAAACCGAACAGGCAATTTTAGACACAGCAATCAATGTAGACTATTTGGTTTGCATGAAGGAATTAGAGATTTGAAAGGAGAGATAGTTATGACATACGCAAGACTGAAAAAACTGATTAGCAGAGGTGCATACGACAAAGAGGATATGCTGAACAAATTAGACGTATTTCTGATGGCGAACCGCATCACAGAGGAGCAGTATCAGGAATTGGTTGGAATGATGGAGTGATGTTATGATTACCATTCACGAAAAAACGGCAAAGACATTTGACACAATCGGGCTGGGGACATTGGTTCCCGGCTCTTGTATTGTAACGGAGGAATTAAACGGGGCGTATGAACTGGAGCTGAAGCACCCCTACGATGAGGGCGGCAAGTGGAAACGCATTGAACGGGGGCGGATTCTCTACGCCTCCACGCCAAGAGGGATGCAGCCGTTCCGCATTTACTACGTCAAACCAACCATGAAGGAGATTGCGGTCAACGCGCGACATATTTTTTATGACCTGCTGGACAACCAGTGCGAACCAATCAGCTACAGCGGTACGGCTACGGCGGCTCTGGCGGCATTACAGGCGGCGTTTGCCTATCCCATGCCCTTTTCCTTTGATACGGATATTTCACTGACAGGCACAATGGCTACGGGGCGCATGAATCCCGTACAGGCGTTGTTATCGGACGATGACGAAGCAACCTCGTTTGTCAAGGGCTACGGCGGCGAGCTGCTGCGGGATGGTTTTCGGGTATCCGTCAGGGCGGCACTGGGGCAGGACAGGGGCGTTTCCATTCGCTACGGAAAGAACCTTGTCGGGCTTGAGGTGACGGAGGATGAATCGGAGGTCAAGACGCGCATCGTCTGCTACGGCAAGAACGGCTCTGCGACCCTCGACAGCCCCCATCTGGGCGATTATATCTACCCGAAGATTTATACGCTGGAGGATGGAAATAAGACGCTCTCCGAGGTGCAGGAGGAGGCACAGGCGTTGCTTGATGGCGGCTGTGATATTCCAAGCATCAATATCAAGGTGGATTTCGTGGCACTGGAAAAGACGGTGGAGTATCGGGAGTATGCCGTTCTGGAGGAGGTCTTTCTGGGGGATATGGTAACGGTTATCAATACAAAAATGGGATTTCGGAAGCAGGCGAAGGTTATTTCCTATGAATGGGATTGCCTTCTGGAGCAGTATAACGATGTGGAGCTGGGGGATTTCATCCCCACATTGGCATCCGCTGTTACCAGTGGCGTGAAAAGCGGTTCGCTTGCATCCTCTGCGTACATCAATGCCGCTTCGGTTATGACACTGCTCCAACAGCACTTGAACGATTTTGAAAATCCGCACCATGTCACAGCGGCACAGGTGCAGAGTTAAGGGGAGGGATGGCTTGTGGAAAATATTGAAAAAATGGTGCAGGAGGCACTGGACAGCACGAAATCCGCGCACAAGAGGATTGACCGCATGGAGAAGCGGCAGGACAATCTGGAAGAACTGACAAATGCGTTTTCGGTTCTGCAAAACGAGCAGGAGCATATCAAAACGGATGTCGGGGAAATCAAGGACGATGTGAAGCAGTTGGTTTCCAAGCCGGCAAAGCGGTGGGACGGACTGATAGATAAAGCGATTGCGGTGGTTGTCGGTGCGGTGCTTGGGTTTTTGCTGAATGGTGGCGGTTTATGATGAAAAAACGCAGACGGATTCGTTTTCCACCAAAGATAAACGATGATACCATGTCCAGCATTGTGATTTATTCGTTGGTATTCTGCGCAGGAATCACGATTGCGGGCATGGTATTAGGTGCATTTGACCATGATGTGAGTGCTGTGGTTGACAGTGCGCATCGTGTATTTGGGACAGAATTAGGCATCTGTGGTCTGATGAAGCTGTACGATAAAGGCGTGGAGCAGGCGGAACGCAGGAAGCGGCGAGAGGAAGGGAAGGAGATTGAATAATGTTTTTAATGGAAAATTGGTATCTGGTGGTTGCGCTGATGGCGGTTGCAGGAATGGTCGGTGTGTTTATCGGGCGATTTCTGAAAATGCCAACATCCGAGCAGAGAGAAAGGGTAAAGGAATGGCTGCTGTGGGCGGTCACGCAGGCAGAGGCGGAGCTGGGGAGCGGCACAGGCAAGCTGAAGCTGCGGCAGACCTATGATTTATTTATCCAGCGGTTCCCTGCATTGGCTATGGCGGTATCCTTCGACACCTTCGCCCTGTGGGTGGATGAGGCACTGGAGGAAATGCGAAAGCTGCTGAAGGAAAATAAAACGGTCAGAGAGCTTGTAAAGGGGTGATTATATGGCGAAAAAAATGACAGGAAAAGAATTGGTAGCCTTCTGCCGTTCCAAAATCGGCACGCCCTATGTTTACGGTATGAAGGGCAAGGTTATGACGGAGCAGAACTATAAATTTCTGAAAAATACCTACGGGAAAATGGTCTGGCTGAGTGATAGGGATAAAATCGGCAAGGTCTGCGTGGATTGCAGCGGTCTGATTTCGTGGGCGTGTGGCGTGACGCTCGGTTCGGGCCAGTGGAAGGCAAGGGCAACCAAAATCAACCCCATTTCCACCATCGAAAAAGCACCCATCGGGGCGTTGGTCTGGATGCAGGGGCATATCGGGGTGTACACTGGCATGAAGAATGGCTACCCCTACTACATAGCCGCTGACGGCAGTGCTTACGGTGTGCGTGAAGTCCCGCTGCGGTGCAACAAATTCACGCATTGGTTGTTGGTCGAGGATGTTTTTAAATACGAAATGGGGGATGATGAAGTGGTAGAAAAATGCAAAATGATTATCAATGGCAAGGAACATACAGTGGAACGAATTTTGAAGGATGGGACAAACTATATCAAAATTCGTGATGTGGCAGAGGCTATCGGGTATGATGTTACCAGTAAAGGCAGCGTGGCGGTGCTGACGAAGAAATAAGCTTTTTCGTGAGGTCACGAAAATGGCAGGGAAAGTTAGAATCGCAGAGAAATTACAAGGAAGGATGAAATACTATGAAAAAATTATTTATTTCTCAGCCCATGAAAGGCAAGACAGACGAAGAAATTCTGAGGGAGAGGGAGCAGGCGGTCAGAGAGGCTGAAAAGTATCTCAAGGAAAACGGGATGCAGGAAAAAGTGCAGGTGATTGATTCTTTCTTCCAGAGTGCACCCGTAGGCGCAAGACCGCTTTGGTTTTTGGGTAAAAGTCTGGAATTGCTTTCGACAGCCGATCTTGTATATTTTGCAAAGGGCTGGGAGGAAGCCAGAGGATGCAGGATTGAACACATGTGTGCAGTACAGTACGAATTGCAGATTATCGGATAGGAAGTTGTCAGAAAACGATGATTTGTGATAGGTTGGATTGAAAACCGAAAGGTTTTGTAGGGAGCGGCGCACCTGATATTTTGATATCATGATATCATGGTATCATGATGGCAGGTGTTCTGCTCCTCATTTTTAAAATGCAAAGTATGGTTATCATAAAATGATAGAATCTTGAAAGTTAAGGGGGATTTGGAGGGGTAACTTATCAGAAAATGGGATTTATGATAAGTTGGATGGGAGATGCGCATTTATTATTTTGTTGAAGCCAACAAAATGGTATAATAGAACAAATCAGAGGAGGGACATTTTAGAATGAGAGAGATATTAGTTGGCAGGAAGTACAGACATTTCAAGGGAAATGATTATAAAGTGCTTGCGCTGGCGGAGCATACCGAAACAGGCGAAGAGTATGTTGTGTATCAAGCCTTGTATGGCGACGGTAAAATTTATGTGCGGCCTTTAGATATGTTTGCATCTGAGGTTGATAGGGATAAATATCCGGATGTTTCACAGAAGTATCGGTTTGAATTGGCGGACTGA